ATTGCGGCATCGTTCGACCTCTCTAAACCTTATGTCCCAGGTGGTCAGAACTTTGACGGAATCCCTAATGCAAGCCCTGAGATGCTTCGCCGTCTCAAGCAAAGAAAAATGAAGAACCCTGGCGGACAACTTCTACCCAACCTGCCCCGAGCAAAACGTAAAAAGCGGAGATCCAAAAATGTCATTGTATAGAAACATTCACGCTAAACGAAAAAGAATCGCTGCAGGATCTGGCGAAAAAATGAGAAAGCCTGGATCTGCCGGTGCACCTACCGCAGCCAACTTTAAGAGGGCAGCCAAAACTGCAAAGCCTCGTCGTCCTGCTAAGGGCAAGTGACTGAGTACAACATGTACGTCAACGTACATACTGTCGCCCTGCTAGAAAAAGCAGTCCAGCTCTATCTTTCGAGATGGCCAGGTGGCAACCCAGAAGAGCAAGAGGATCTCAAAGTTCTACTGACTGGGTTACAAAAGATCTTGCTCGAAGATAAGTTCTTGAAATAGAACTCCGTCCGTTCATCCCTTTAGTACGGGACGCATGACACCTAAGCCATGGAACGGGGGCTTGGGATCCTTTTAGGAGGACACCATGCAACGCAAGCCAGTAGTGCTCGTGTATCGCGGCGTGAAGTACACCCGCAAGTGATTAGGTAAAGGCCTACAGGGAGGTTCAAGTCCTCCCATCGCTCTGGCATTGGCCCGGTACGCCGGATACCCTTTGCCGTCTAGACGGTGGGAAAGACCACGAAAATTGCTACAAAAATTTTTCCAAGATCTTGGAGTTGGTTTACATAACTTTTACTCCTTAAAATGGCACATCAATCTTCTGCGCTGCAGACCGCCCTTACACGGCCTGGCGCACTTAATGGGGGAACTGACCCCCGTGCCTTGCTGCTCACCCTCTTTTCCGGTGAGATGTTCAAGGCCTTCCAGCGTGAGCAAATCGCTCGCGACATGATTCAGAAGCGCACCCTGAAGAACGGCAAGTCTTTGCAGTTCATCTTCACGGGTCGCACGACTGCTGAGTGAACATGACGCTCAGGGTAAATCGGGTGAACTCAGGGAAACCTAAGGCGCAAGCTATGGCAATCCTGAGCCAAGGCTCTCAAGCGTGAGAGAAGGTGCAACGACTAGGTGGTTAGGAACGATCTTTCCTTGTAATACACCATTAGCGCCCGACACTTTTTAGTGATGATATAGTCTGAGCCCTATGAAAGTAGGGAATAATTGATCATACTCCTGGAAACAGCATCCTGGGTAACTCTGACGGCGCACCCCCGGTGGCCGAAAAGACCATTACCTGTGATCAGCTCTTGATTTCCAGCGCATTTGTGTACGAATTGGACGAGGTTCTTACTCACTATGACCTCCGTTCTGAGATCTCCCGCAAGATCGGTTACGCACTTGCACAAAAATACGACCGCATGATCTTCCGTAGCATCATTCGTGGTGCACGTAAGGCATCCCCGGTCGGCAAAACTTCCAGCTTCCGTGAGCCCGGTGGCACCCAGATTCGCGTTGGTAGTTCTACCAATGCTTCTGATGCTTTGGACTCTGGAAAGCTCGTGACGGCCTTCTATGACGCCGCAGCAGCCCTCGACGAAAAGGGGGTTTCTGGGGACGGTAGAGTCGCGATTCTTAACCCACGACAATACTATGCGATGATCCAAGAGGCTGGTACAAACGGCCTGATCAATCGTGACGTTCAGGGTGACGCTCTGCAAAAAGGTAACGGCGTGGTGGAAGTCGCCGGGATCAAAATCTTTAAGAGCATGAACATGCCTTTCTTCGGTTCCTATGGCACCAAGTATGGCACTGGTTCTGCTACTAACCCCGGTACTGTCGATCCTGGCAACACTGGTGATTTCGTCTCCGAAGCAATGGAAGACGGACGCAACAGTGTGGCTGGCATTGAGAACGAGTACGGCCAAGCTTCGAACTTCAATAACACCTGCGGCATCGTTTTCCAACGTGAAGCTGCCGGTATGGTGGAAGCTATTGGTCCTCAAGTTCAGGTTACCAGTGGCGACGTGTCCACGATCTACCAGGGTGATGTGATCCTGGGGCGCTTAGCTTGCGGTTGCGATTATCTCAACCCGGCTGCTGCCGTCGAACTGTTTGCTGGCACCGCTACCAAGCCTGCCGCATTCTGATTTATACATTTGTGGGGGTCTAATTGGCCCCCTTTTTTTATATGACTACTCCCACAACTATTGATACCGAGACCGAACTCTCCGCTGTAAATTCAATCTTGGGGAGTATCGGCCAATCCCCTATCACCACCCTTGACTTCACCAACCCTGAGGTAGCGTTTGTCTACAACCTCTTGAAAGAAGCCAATGTCGATACTCAGGGCGAAGGCTGGCACTACAACACAGAGCTAGCCTATGAATTTAAGCCTGACGCAAATAAGAACATCCTTGTCCCTGGCAACGTCTTACGACTGGACGTGACAGGTGGCTATGTCTCCCGCTTCCAAGACGTTGTAAAGCGCGATGGCAAGCTGTATGACAAGATTAAGCACACCTACGAATTTGATGAGCCACTGTCCTGTGATGTGGTGTGGCTGTTCAACTTCGAAGACCTGCCAAACGTATTCAAGCGGTACATCACGCTAAGAGCCGCTGGCCGAGCTGCAACCCAACTCGTCGCAAACGCTGATCTGGTCAAGCTTTTGGGCCAATCAGAGGAAGCTGCACGGGCTGCAATCGTTGAATATGAATGCAACCAAGGAAACCACAACTACTTAGGTTTCCCTGCCAATACTTCTTACCAGACCTATACACCTTTCTCCGCTTTACGTCGCTGATGGCAGGAATTACACAACTGGTTCCTAACTACATCCTGGGTCTCTCAGATCAGCCAGACGAACTAAAGCTGCCAGGTCAAGTTAGAGAATGCAAAAACACACTACCTGAGATTACTGATGGCCTGACCAAGCGGCCTGGCGGGAAGCTGATTGCTCCTGTCAACCCTGCTACTGATGGCTGTTACTTCCACTATTTCCGAGATAATGACGAACAGTATGTGGGCCAGATTGCTCGTAACGGCTCAATCAAAATCTACCGCTGCAGTGACGGTCAAGAATACGCGGTTGGAAATTCAACAGGATCTGCCATTGTCTACAAATCAGGACAACAGACCAACCTCACAAACTACCTGACGCACACAGCAGACGAACAACTGCAGTTCCTCACTGTTAATGACTTCACGTTCGTCACTAACAGAACCAAGGTTGTGGCTATGTCCAGTGCGACAGAACCAACTCGACCTGCAGAGGCCTTCATCGAGCTGATGCAGGTGGCCTACTCAAACCAGTATGGCGTTGAGATCTTTACACCTACTAACACCAACACCACAACGGTCACCTCTGCGGCACGGATCAGTCACACTGTTTCGAGCCTGAACGAGGAAGATGGAACGTGCCCTGACGTAGGTACAAAGATCTTCAACCTAAGTAGCGGCTCTAATAAAAAGAACCTCTATGTAAGAATCACAACAACGGGTCAGTCGCTGCCGGAAACAGTGACCTCAACATCGTCTGACTACGACTGTAGATATACGACTGTTGTTGACCTGCTATATGGTGGTGAGGGTTGGCAGGTAAACGATACTGTCAATGCCACACTGAAGGGCGCTACCTATACCATTAAGATCGACGCGATTAACTCAACAACTGTCCGCGCTGATCAAGGCCTAATCAGGCCAAAACCCACGCCGTTCAGTGGAGATACCACGATCACGGCTAGCACTATCCTTGGTGACCTGCGGACTGAGATTCTTAACAACACCTCAGGCTTCACAGGTCAAATCATTGGCAACGGACTGTACCTGACAAAAGGCAGCGCGTTCAGCGTGACAAGTGCAGAGAAGCCTTTGCTTAATATCCTCACCGATCAGGTGAATGATGTAGGCAAGCTGCCTAGCCAGTGCAAGCATGGCTACGTGGTCAAGGTCGCCAACAGCTCTTCTGAAGACGATGATTACTACGTCAAGTTCGAGGGGCAAAATAATACTGACGGTGAAGGCAGTTGGGTCGAATGCGCCAAGCCAGGTATCGAGACAACCTTCGATCAAGCAACCATGCCGATACAGATCGTTCGCAAAGCGAATGGTGACTTTGAAGTCGGCTACGTTGACTGGGATATTAGACAAGTAGGAGACGACGACAGTAATAAGAAACCGACGTTTGTTGGCAAGACAATTAACAACATGCTGTTCTATCGGAACAGGCTGGTATTCTTGTCAGACGAAAACGTCATCTTGTCCAGACCTGGAGATTTCTTCAATTTCTGGGCTAAGACCGCTATTACATTCACTGCATCTGACGTCATTGACGTAGCAGCTTCATCCACAT